ACTCATTGCTCCTCCAGGTACACCTGTTGTAACACCTACACCAATCCTTCCTCTTTTATCAGGAGTACCAGGTTGACCATTACATAAATAAATTTTATCCCATCCTAAACCTGCAATCCCTTTTCCAGCACCATCAAAATTAGTAAGTGGACCATAGTATTCAACTGCGGTATAAGGAACCATTTTAAGATACTGTTGATCTATTGGAGAAATTGAATCTAAATAAGCTTGTATTAAATCATCTAGATCAGCAAGCTTTACATAATTAGTATCTACATCTATTGCAAGAGCTGCTAGATCAGCATCCACTTCACAAAGTTTTGTTATTGTAGCTTGTAGAATATCATGTGTACCACTTCCTGCAGTAACACCTTCTAAACACTCTACATCATAATCACCTTCAAGAGCTGCTAACTGTGCAACAATTACATCAACCTGTGCTTGTAAATCACAAGCTGCTTGAATCAATGCTTTGAAAAGATCTAATGCATTTAAAGTTGTACATTCAGCACAAACAGGAAGATACTTATTAACTACTTCACAGATGATCTCAGGATCAATAGTTAATATAATTCCTGTACCATCTAATGCAGATGTAAGAAATTCAATAAGAGATTGCTCAACAACTGATAAAGGATCACCTTTTTCAATTCCTAAGGCAGGAACATCTACTCCTGTATATTTTACGCATTTGTCTGATACAATTTCAGTACATCCGTTATAACAATTTGAACAAGACATGTTTATTTATATTTTAAAAGTTTTACTCTACTTGAAATCATTTCCACAGTGAATGGTTGACCATAATCTGGATTACAAAATTTATAAGTTAAAATTCTCTTATAATTTAATAAGTCTAAAAATACAGAACCATTTACAGGATGGTTTAATGAGTATATAGTATTATTGTATAGATTGTTTGCTAACTCTTTAAGTTTACAATCTATATCATCTAGAAGCACTGGAATAGTACCACAATCAACATTATTAATTAAGCTTGGCTGCAACATATTTTGAAATTTGTGCTACTTTTTGAGCAGCTTTGTTACAATAGGAACATAAACCATTTATTAATTGACAACTACATCCCACTTTAGTTCCACATTTTGAGCATTGTGCCATATTAATAAAAATTATTAATGTAGTTATTTCCTGAACAACCACAGTTATTTTTAATAAAATTATTTAACATATTGTTAGCTTGTGTATATAGTTTGTTTGATTCAACTACAGCACATTTGTTAGCAGCAGCAATTGCTCCTTGAATAAAGAAATAAATAGTGTTTAGATCTACTTTAGCTTGTGTCTTTATAGCTCTATCACATTCCATCATATCAAGTTTCATGAACGCACTGTCAAACTTTTCTTGAAGCTGCTCTGTACGAATAATTGTTTTTGATACAAAGTTTTCAAAAGCTGGAGCAATCGTATAAGTTAACTTATATATTCCATCAGGAAGAGGTAAGGTTGGATCTGTAATAGCAGTTATTCCTAATGATGTTGATGTGAAAATATTAAAATCATTTACTAAGAATGGTAAACTTACTTCTCCAAATGAAGGAACATCAATTGTAATTGTAGGAGATGATACTACAGGAGGATCAGTTGGATAAGTTGAAGCATCAGCAACACCTAATGTATAAGTGTCATATGTAGGAATTACTAATATGTCTAGTTTTAAATCTGCCATCTTTATTTAAATAAAATGCCAGAGGATTTTGAGAAGTCCTCTCACCCTCTGGCATAGGTTGTATTAATTATTTTCTACTACACTCTTCAATTATGGAATCAAAGTTGAAGTGGTAGTAGTTGTTGAAGGTGCAGCAGTAGAGCTAGTAGTAGTAGTTGTGATACAAGTGTTATCAGCATCTAATACACCTAACGCAGCTTCTAACACTCCATCAATTTCAGCAGCAACAGCACTACCTTTTACAGTAGCAATGATTACTAAAGAATCTTCTTTAATGTAATCACCCCAAGAATAAGCGGCCTTATCGTACTCATTAAACTTAATGTAATAAGTATCGTAAGTGCTTCCAGCAGATACCCAAGACTCGAAGTTCTCATTGTATCCAGCCATTCTGTAAAGATGCTTTAAGTAACCTGCTTGGTAGCTGTAGTAGTTTTTCTCTAATTGAGCAATCTCTGCAGATTGACCAACAGGATAAGAAGAACGTTGAGTAATTACAGCATCAGCAACAATGTTACAATTATCAGCAACAATAAAGTCAGCAGTAGTAGCAGGACCTGAATAAACAAATGTACGGAAGTAGAATCTGTCATATTCAAAAGGGAATGCAGCAACATCACATGGTTGACCATATGCAGTTAAAGCTTTACCAGAGATCTGTAACACTGCATTTGCATCATCACCAATACGTTGGAAAGTGTAGAAAGTGTTGAAGCTAATGTTATCAGGATTGATACCTGGAGCTTGTGCAGTTAATTTAACAATGAACTGATCAATTAATGCAGGAACATCAACAGTATCGCAAGGATCACCACCACAATCACAGCAAGGTGCTTGTACAGTTACTGAACGAGTGAAACCATTGAAATACAAAGTATCAACATAGCTAGAGTGACCACGAAGAGTCAATGTTACAACATCTCCACACTTTACATTCCAGTTACCCACTTGAGTAATTTGATTTGCAGGTGTTGGACATCCAGAAACTTTGTAATATTGAGTTACGTTTGTATTACATCCAGAACCACTAGGACAACCTTTAATTTTGTCAGAGCGTTTTGAACCTTGTAAATAAGTATTTACTCTACCTTGAGCAACGTAGAAATAGGGAGCAGCAGCAATGTTACCTGCGTTAGCTACGCTATAATCGTTTAAGAAAATACCAACTTGACCAGCAGTCAAATTCTGAGTTGATCCAGAGCTAGGTAGAGCAGTTTGTCCTACTGGTACAACAAAGAGGGTGGTTAATGAAAAATCAGCCATTTTTTATTTATTTTAATTTGTGAATAATTTATTCGTTTGTTTGAATTCTGAACTGGGCACTTTGTACAGCAGATTGATTCTCTGTATACATTGCTAAGTTTTGAACTGTTAAATCTAAAAGTTCATCTTCTAGATAAGTTTCAAGTTCACAATTCTGATCAGTTGATGGTTTGCCATCAAACATTATATATCCTTTTTTATTAATGTAAACAGGATATCTAAAATATGAAATGTATACATCTTTTGGGGTAAATGTCCCATCTGTAAATATACTTATTTCATCAGAAGACAATAAGTTAAATGTTTCTTGGTACTCAAATGAAGGTTTGTAATGTGTGTTATTTAGAATAAATTGAATGTCACCATGTTTGGCAAGATCTCTATTAATCCAAATCTTTCTATTTTTACACCTTCCTTTATCAGCAAGTACATAACTATCTACATAGAACATGTACTTTGGAGTTAAGTCATGAATTTTACCAATCCATTCATTTAACTCAGGATTTTTTAAAGTTAGTGGTAATTTACCTTCATTATAAGGAATCACTAAACTTTGCAAATCTTCATAACGCTTTTTAAAAGAGTCAGCACCAAGACCACTATTTGTACTAAAACCATCAACCTTTTGCTTAATTAATTTAATTTGGGCTTCATTCAAAGCAAGGATTTTATCCTCAAGCTGAATTTGTTGATGTTCATTAGTAGATAGTTTATTTAATTTTTGATCAATTTTATATAATAAACTATCTACTGGTATCATGCTTTTTATATTTTAAAACTATTATCTTATGCAGAAGCTAGTTTTTTTGTTTTTAATTTTTGTTCAAGGGTAATCAATTCATCCTGATTATCATCATCAGCTAAGAATTTAATTAAATCTTCTTCATCTTTAGCAATTTCAAATTCTCCTTCATAAACTTTACCATTAGGTTTAATTCTATAAATTGAATGAATTACTGATTGTTTAACAAGATCTTTAATATGGAGTAAGTTTTCTTTCATGTCAGCAAATCTGCCAAACACTTCTACAGGATTTAAACCTTGGAATTTACCATTTGCAAACTCTGTTTGTTTTAGAACATTGTCTACAAGATTGTAAACTACTTCTTCTTTAGTATCATCAGTAACTGGTAATCCTAATAGACGAGCAACTTTACGTTTCTTCTCAGGAGTCATTGAATCAAACTTAACAATTGCTTTATTGATTAATTGTTTCTTTTTGTAAATAACAGCATTTTCAATTTCATCATCTGCAACAAAGAATTGTGTATCTGCAGGATATTCTCCACGCTCCCAAGCTTGATAGCTAGAAGCAATTGTTGGATGAACTCTTAACCATGCAAAAGCTAGTTCTTGTAGAGGATTAGTTAAATCAAAGAAATTATCGCCATCTAATAACTTTACAGCTTGTACATGTAATGTATCTTCTGTAGAAGTTGATAATCCATAATTCCAAAAAGGTGAACGAGGTCCTAAATTAATATCACCTAAAGCAGATTCAAGTTTAGCTCTAAGAGTTGTAACTCTTTCTATTTCCATCTCCTTTTCCAAAGGATCACTAATTCTCTTTATGTAAGCAGCATTAGGATCAAGTCCTGTTCTATACTGACCATCAAGTTCTTTGTAAGGATATTTAAAAACTCCTGTTCCAGGAATTCTTGTCATACCTACTGCAGCAAGTCCTCCTTGCATTGTTTGCAACTGAGAGTTATTATACTCTCTTTTTAAAGTTGAGATTTTTCCTATCTTACCCATACGTAGTTTAATTATTATTTTGGTTTTAAAAGTCTATACCTCAAAGTTTGATTAATCAGGGACTAGGAGGAATTAGTTGCAGAGTGTTCCCATCGAAGGGTATGCAATGAACATCTGATTCATTCATCACTCTGTAGTTTGAGAAGAACCTCCCCTCCTAGGTGGGACAGGTGAGGGGAGGGAATCTTCTCAGTATTTAAAGCTTTGGTTAAAGCTCAGTTCTAGGATTCTATCCTAGAAGGGGATTAGAATTGTGGAATCTCTTCAATCAAGACTGTACGAGACAAGTCTTCAATGAATACATCACAACGATCTTTCATCCATATTTCGTACCCTGGGAATTTGTTTGCAGAGCTCATACCTTGAGATTTAGCAAATCCTAAGTGATGACGAGTTCCATCGATATAACCCCAAGTCATAGAAGGTGCACCCTTCATACGAACTTCACGCATGTTATTTACCATTGAACCATCAGACATTGGAGAAACATCAAACACCATGAATACAGGGGTTGACTTCTTGTTCTGTCCAAATTCTAAGTTAGACTGTGGTAAATCTAGTTCTTTCAAGTGAATAAGTTCAACACGACCAGTTTCACGAGTTACCATTGCATCGAATGCAAAGTTGTAAGTGATGTGTTGTCCTTCACCTTGCATATATCTGTTACCAGAATCTGCCATGAAAGTAAGACCAGAATTTAAAGCATCAGTCTTAAGAGCTTGTTGGAATACGTCAAATCCAGCTTCGTTAGTGTACATCTTT